TGGATACTTTGGTAGACTTATCTTCCAGTATGCATCATTCAACAACTCAAGAAGTCTTCACTTCTTCCTTGCATCATTCCCAGTTGTATGTGTATGGTTAACCTCTATGGGTATCTGTACAATGGCATTCAACTTGAATGGATTTAACTTCAACCAGTCTGTCGTAGACGCATCTGGTAAGGTTGTTCCTACTTGGGGTGACGTTCTTAACAGAGCAAACCTTGGTATGGAAGTAATGCACGAAAGAAATGCACACAACTTCCCTCTTGACCTAGCATCTGCTGGTGAAACAGAAGTTGCACTTGTTGCTCCTGCTATTGGATAAATAGTATTGAGTTCGAGATGGATCAGCACCTTGTCAATTGACAGGGTGCTTTTTTATTGCTATAATATGTCCAAATGATTTTTTATTATGAGTGATGAATTAGTTCGCATTGCAAATGCACTAGAAAGAATTGCAGACTTCTATGAGAAGGGATTGCATGTTGATATTGATCATGCTCATATAGATGACATCGGTGAAATTCATGGTGATGTAGTAACTCATCCGAAACAATTCTAACTATGCCCAAACAACAGAAACTTAAATTTTCTATTCGTCAAGATGGTACTGTATCTGAAGAAGTCTTCGGTGCTGTTGGTAATGAATGTGAAAACATAACTAGATCTATAGAAGAAAAACTTGGTAATGTTACTTACGTAGAAACCAAACCAGAATACTATCAACAAGAAAATGTCACACTTCAGCACGATACAAACCAAGATCAAGCACAAACCACAGTTGATTGAAGCACTAGAGCTTCTTCAGTATGATGTTCAAGTGGATCAAGAATTAATTAACCCCTTTAACCATCAACATGAAAAGGTAAAGGTGGATGTTTCCATAGGTAATGATATTGGATTTCGTTTGAACGGTAATGGTGAGTATGAATTAGTAGCAGATATACAAACATGGAAAGATCCAGTTCCACCATCAAGATTTATTGATAAAGTTACACAACAGTATGCTAGAATGACAGTGCATAATACAGTGAAGGAACTGGGATTTCAAGTTGAAGAGGAATGGGAAATGGATGACAACTCAATTGAATTGACAGTTACTAGGTGGGTCTAATATATAATATGCATGAGTCGGTGCATGAATGGAACTTGACAAACAAGTTACTACAGGACATTTACTTTTAGAGACTAGAGTATGTAGAGTCTGTGGTAAAGAAAAAAATCTTGTCGATGAGTATTATCTTTCTAGAAAAAATCCAGCACTTGCATCATCATATTCTTATGAGTGTAAAGAGTGTACGGTAAAGAGGACGGTTGAATATAATAAAGTACATTCTTCCAGTGTTAAATCCCAGTATCTTAAAAGAAACTATGGATTGACATTTGAAGAGTTTGAGTCTATGCTTTCTGATCAGAATAATTGTTGTGCTATCTGTGGTACTACTGAACCAAGTAAGACTCGTGGAAGGCACAAAAGATTTCATGTTGACAATAGTTCTTCAGGGAAAGTGCGAGGCCTTTTGTGCAAATCTTGTCACATAGCAGTGAGTGAAGTTGGTAGTAATATACATACCCTTAAATCTATGATAGGGTACTTGGAAAGCCATGAGCAAGATTGATACACAAGGATTGAGTGGACCTACAATAAAAGGATGTACAGATAATGTATATCCTCATGATTCTAATGGTAATCCAATCTATCCACCATTTAATCCCACACCATTACCTATCTTTAATGATAAGGAGAGGGCAGAGTTAAAGGAAATTATGTTAGAGGCATTGAGAGATTTTAATTATAAAGTCAGAGAGTTTTAACAAAGACTTGTTTCGAAAAGGAAACGATGATATACTTCTAGCGTATCGAACTATACTAACTAACTTACAAAGGATTATATAAAACCTATGGAAGACAATCCATTCTGGGGGGAACCTACTCCCACTGATTTGTGGGACGATATGGATAGACTTAATGGTCTGTATGAAGAACTTGAATGGGATCATACTGATTATCTAGACTTCAAAATAGAAGGTAATCATATCACTATCAGGAATCGCTCTAGAGAAGGGAGATAATCTTTCTCTAATAATTCAAACAACTTAACTCGTTAAATACATTTTTAAATTCTATTATGAAAATCTTTTTAGATACTGCTGATGTCACGGAGATTAAAACCAGATGGACTACAGGTTTAATTGATGGCATTACAACAAATCCTTCTCTGATTCGTAAGAGTGGTAGAAATCATGAGGACGTATATCAAGAATTAAAAGAAATTGGTATCAATGATATTAGTATGGAGGTCATTGGTAGTGAAGTTAATATGATCTCTGAAGGTAAGAGATTACATAAGAAGTTTGGTAAGTGTGCTACTATTAAAGTTCCATGTACTAGGGATGGACTTCGAGCATGTGCAAAGTTGAGTGTTGAAAATATTAAAGTCAATGTAACCCTTGTATTCTCCGTGGCCCAATCAATTCTTGCTTCCAAAGCAGGAGCAACATACATCTCACCTTTCGTTGGTCGTTTAGATGATGTCTCATTTGACGGTGTAGGACTCGTTAAGGACATTGCATCACTCTATAGAGAGCAAATGGTCACAACACAGGTTCTAGCGGCATCTCTACGGGATGTGAGTCATGCTTCACAGTGCTTTAGATATGGTGCTGATATAGTTACGATGCCAACCAAAGTATTTGATGCTATGTATGATCATATTCTTACAGATAAGGGTATGGATATCTTTGATAGGGACTATGCAAAATCAATAGAAGGTCTGGAGATTACTGCGGTATGAATAACTTTACTGTCTATACAATGGATGGTTGCCCTTATTGTGAGAAGGTACAAGAACTCCTTCATCAGGCAGGGCAAAAATTTGTAACTTATAAAATAGAAAAGGACTTTACTCCTGAAAGTTTCTTTGGTGAGTTTGGGAAAGGTGCAACTTTTCCTCAAGTAACTGTAGATGGTCAGAGACTTGGAGGTGCATCTGCAACTGTAAAGTACCTGAAAGAAAATAAGTTAGTCTAATGTTATGTCAAACAACTTCGAGGAAGTATATTATGTTCTAGAAGAAGCACTGGAACTTGCTTTTAAAGGTAAGTTTGTGGTAAAATTGTATGAATATTTTCAATCAAGAGGAGTAACTAAAACAGAAGCAGATCAGTTTTTAAAAAGTTCTACTGCACATGAAATAGGATCTCTTATTGTTGAACTTAATGAGTACATTAAAGGTGGTGTGGATAGCGAACATAAACAATTAAGGGAGGCATACCACCATATCCCCAAACCCCAAGCCAGAAAGATAAGAGATTATCTTGCCTGTATATTAGAAGACGCAGTGAGGTATAGTGATGACAAAAGAAGAGGAAGAAAAAGACGATCTAAATAATGACAAGACCGAAATCAATAAAGGTTTTGAGTTATTATTAAGAAACAGGAGGAAAGAGGAACCAACACCCAAAACATTTCAGTTACAGTTCTCTCTTTTTGGTAGAGAGATTACTTTTCATCTGAACATCAAAAAAAAATAATCTTCGGAGGAATATTATGTTACAAGAAGTAACCCCTTACATCCTTTTCTATGCTGGATTTGCAATACTTGGTACATTTGTGTTAGGATTCTTTGGAGGTTGGATTGCCAACACTGTAACATCCCAGTTCCTCAACAGACCAGTTCCTTATACTGTTCATCCAGAGATGTTTGATGAGAATGGAAATTTAGTTCCCGATGAAATTTTAGCCCTACGATTTGAAAATTACAATGACACAGACGACGAAGAAGAAGACGACGACTAGGAAACCAGCCGTCAAGAGAGTTAAACTTCCACCTAATCCTTTTATCCATGAGATACTTGACCTTGTTGGAGAGCAAAGGACAAAGGCAAAGAGAGTTGAAATCCTTAAAGAGTATAGGGATGACTCATTAACTGCTATTCTTATCTGGAACTTTGACGATAGAGTACAGTCTGCAGTTCCCGAAGGACAGGTTCCTTACAAAGAGAATGAAGTACCTGTAGGAACAGATCATACTTCATTACGTAGAGAGTGGAAACAACTATATCACTTTATCAAAGGTGGTAATGATACTTTGAGTAGTCTTCGTAGAGAGTCTATGTTCATTCAGTTACTTGAAGGACTTCATCCAAAGGAAGCAGAAATTATTTGTCTTATTAAAGATAAGGATTTGGAATCTGTGTATTCAAAGGTAACACTTGATGTTGTGAAAGAAGCGTTCCCTGATATAGTATGGGGTGAGAACAGAGGATCATGACTGAAGAAGTAAAGGAAGAAAAAAAATTAAAAGAGAAACCAACACCAAAATCAGCTTGGTCTACTGAAGAGAAGAAACTTATTGGTACTTATGGGTGCCAAATGATTAACGAAGATGCTACTCAAGAACAGTTGATGAGTAAAAAAGTTCCAACTGATGCTATGATAGTATCTTATAAGGTAAAGGATAAAGTTCATAGGGATCTTGTTCGTGGTCAACGAGTTAGTATCTTTGATCTTTATTTTGATAAGTTTGGTAAAGGTTCTGTTCAAAATATAGATTATGGACATGGAACTCTTAAACCTTCTCAATGGGGATATAAACCACCTGAAAAAAGAAAGAGGAGGAAGTGATGAAGGACGATCAACTTCGAGATCAAATAAATGAACTCATTAGAGATGAGATTCAAGAGGGAATAAATGATTACATAGAAACTCAAGAGGAGTCTGAAAAGACTGGTCTTGGTTTTGTTAGTAATAAAGATGAGAAGTTAAAAGTTAATATTCCTAATTCAGAAGTAGATAAAATTATGAAAAAATATAAAAGGATCAAGAAGAAGCAGAAATCAAATCTGTATCAAGCAAAACTACTAGATCAACACGGAAAACCGCTATGAGATTAGGCATAATGTGCTCTGGAAATGGTTCAAATTTCGAGAACATTGTGCGTACTTGTAGATATGACGAAGTTGTGTTAATGATTCATAACAAAAAGGATTGTGGTGCTATTGCAAGAGCAGCAAAGTACGGTATCCCTCATGTGAGAATACCACATAAAGATGAAGATAAGATGATAGAACTCTTTAAGACTTGGAGAGT